TTAACGGGTGGAGCTACATTGCAAAAAATTATACAAGATGCTAATGCTCATCTACAAAAAACATTTTCATTTATTCCGCCACAACAAATTAAAATAGGACGAATATCTGATTTTGAAGATCAGCAAGCAGCATTTTTTAATGAAATTGCACAATTACAAAATCGTTACGGACTAAAAGATACGGACCGTGTTACTGAATATCATCGTGCTTGGTGGAGCGATGTTATTAAAACACAAGCTCAAAAAATGGGATACGAAATTCCAGAAAACGTATTAAATGCTTTAATATATCGTTGGGCATTTTTTGATAAATCAGAAAGCATGACATCACTTAAAAAACAAATTTCAAATTCAGAATTTTTAAACTGGGTAATGGAATTTGATAAAAATGAATTTAAACGATATTACAAACAAAACATGGAACCGTTTGAAACTTTATTCTTACGGTTAGGTGCAGTAACATTAAAAAATGCAGAAAATTTCTTAGCAGCAAATCCATCTAAAACGATACAACAAATTAAATCTGAATTGGCTGAACTTATTCAAGAATTACAAAACAATCCAAATCCTGCTACAATTTCTAAATTGGAATTAGAACTTAAACGTATCGATCGTTTAGGAGGATTTGATGCAATAGTTCCAACCGAAGGAGTAGTATTTACATATCGTGGAAATACTTATAAACTTACGGGAGCATTTGCACCGGTTAATCAAATACTAGGAGTATTGAAATACGCTCGATAACATATTTATATTAAAATTGGAATTTAATCATGGCTGAACGACATAAAAGCAAGTATAAAAAACCAGAAAATGCAAAACCAACGCATAGAAAAGATCTTAAAGATTATACGTATGATGATAAAAAAGGTGGAATGAATCCTAAAACAACTGGAGAAAAACAATTCAACGTTTTACGTAAAAAAGATAAACCATTACAAGATGATGGAAAATTGTATCCAAAATATAATTCCGATGATCGACTTTATAAAGATATTGAAGACGGAGAATGGGAACCTAAAATTGCTGCAAAACGTCTTAAAAAACGACAAGATACGGAAGAAAAAGAAACAGCAGACGTATTACAAGATAAAATTGAAAATTTAACTAGAGAACAACGAGAAATATTAGTTAGAGAATATGTACGAAGAAAAATTGTAAAGGTATTACGAGAACAACCAGATCCTTCAGCAAAAAACGATGAGCCAACTGCCCCCGCAGATGCTCCAAGTACACCAACACCTGCCGCTGGAGGCGCAGCCCCCGCTCCAAGTACGCCAGCACCTACAGACCCAAGCGCAGCTCCTGCTCCAAATACATCAACTCCTGCAACAGGAGCTGCGGCTCCTGCTTCGGAACCTGCCGCTAACACCCAAGCACCTACTCCTGATACTACTGCACCAGATGATAAAAATTCTGAAAAAACGGCTCAACAACAAATATCTCCAGAAACTAAAGAAGCATTAGATATTGATCGCTTTGTTAAATATTTAGATAAACAAGATGGAAATATAGCTAAAGTTAAAAGTTTGTTGAAAGTTATCAATTTAGCAACTAAAAATTTAGATACTGCTGATATAGCAAATACATTTAAAATGTTAAAAATTGCAACTACAAAAAAATTAGCAAAATTAAATCAACAAAATATATCAAAACAATAAATTATATGTCAAAAAAGTTACAAAACGTTAAAGCTATTCAACAAATGTTGGATGGTACACATAAATTTCAAACTAAAAAATCCATTGGATTTTCAGATGCTAAATCTCAAGCAAAAAATTCTGAACGACATGAAGTTGGAGATATTTGGGAAGAAACGGATAACGAAGGAAATACGTATGTCATAGAACAACGAGAAGGATTTCGTATACGTAAAACAAAAAATTCTGAATTATTTCAAAATATACGAAATGAATTGCAATCATTTCCTAATTGTCGAAAAGATGCATGTACATGTATTGGAACGCATCATTTAGATCAAAAAATGCGTAAAATTCATGGAATGTGTTTTGATTGTGTAATTGAAATGGAACACGAATTAAAAAATGCAGGAAAATATGAAGAATATGAACAAAATAAAATTCAAGAAAATGCATTAGCATGGTTACGCGATGCAGAACGAGATGTTGAATTATTAAAACAAGTATATACAGAATCTATGCAATTTGTTAGTAACGGTGATGGTTTAACTGAAACATGGTCTGCAAAAATGACTGCGGAGCAGTTTGAGGAAACTATACAACAAGAATGGAATAAATTTAAAGAAAATTTTTTAAAAAAATTAAACGGAGAAAATACACAAAATGAAAACAATTAAAAAATATTGGGGCATCATAGTTGGTGCAATCTTAACTGTTATTGCAATAATTTTTGCAAATGATAAAATTAATAAAAACAAAGTTACAAAAATTAATAAAAAAATTGATGATAACAATCAAAAAATTGATCAAATTCAAGGCAAAACTGAAATAATTGATGAACAACGCAATAAAGTTAAAGAACAAATTAATGAAACTAAAACGGATATTGAAACGTTACAAAACAAAAAAGAAAATATCAATCCACAAAAATTGTCAGTTGATCAAGCTAAACAAAACATTTTAAACAAAACACGTCGTGGACAAAAAACAAAAAAATAACATGAAACAATTATTAATCATACTTTTATTTCCTGTATTTGCATTTACTCAAACCGTTCCAGATACATGTTTTACACAACAAGAAATTGTTGATATTTCATATACAATAGATTCATTGTTTGCATTAGATTCAATTAATACCGCATTAATTGATAAATACGTAACATTATCTAAACAACATGAAGAATTAATCAAATTTGATTCCATACAAATTTATTACAAAGATCAACAAATTAAATTGTTACAAGACAATATTGAATTGTATATTCACAAAGAAAAATTAATTAAACCAAAATGGTATGATTCAAAAGCATTATGGTTTGCTACTGGTATATTTACAACACTGGGTTCTGGAATATTAATCAATCAAATTTTAAAATAATATTATGTCTCAAAACATAAAACAGATTATTCAGCAACAATATACAATGTGTGCGAAAGATCCGGTTTTTTTTATGCGACAATATTGTTATATTCAACATCCAAAACTTGGAAAAATTAAGTTTAACTTATATAATTTTCAGGAAAATTCATTAACTGAATTACGTGATAATCGTTATAATGTAATTTTAAAATCACGTCAGTTAGGTATATCAACATTAGCTGCCGGATTTGCACTTTGGAGCATGTTGTTTAAACCAGATTTTAATGTACTTGTAATTGCAACAACTCAAGAAGTAGCAAAAAATTTAGTAACTAAAGTGCGCGTAATGCACGATAATTTACCAAGTTGGTTGCGTGGAACAATTGACGCAGACAATAAACTTTCATTAAAATTTAAAAATGGTTCGCAAATCAAAGCAGTTTCATCAGCAACCACAGGTGCGCGATCAGAAGCTTTATCGTTGCTAATTATTGATGAAGCTGCATTTATTCGAAATATTGAAGAAATATGGATAGCATCACAAGCAACGTTATCAACTGGTGGGGGTGCAATTGTTTTATCTACACCTAATGGAATTGGAAATTGGTTTCATCAAACATGGGCAGATGCCGAATCAAATATTAATGGATTTCACACAATTAAATTGCATTGGTCTGTACATCCAGAACGAAATCAAACTTGGCGTGACGAACAAACACAATTATTAGGAGAACGAGGTGCTGCACAAGAATGTGATTGTGATTTTATTTCATCCGGACACACTGTAATTGATGGTGCAATATTAATGGATTATGAAAACAAATGCATTGAACCAGTTGAAAGACGTGGATTTGATAATGCATATTGGATTTGGGAATATCCTAATTACGAAAAAAATTACATAGTAGTAGCAGACGTAGCTCGAGGAGATGGGGCCGACTGGTCAACATTTCATGTTATCGATGTAGAAACCATTGCACAAGTTGCAGAATACAAAGGAAAAATGACACCTAAAGATTTTGGCAATATGCTTGTATCTGTTGCAACAGAATGGAATAATGCACTTCTTGCAATTGAAAATGCAAATATCGGGTGGGCTGCAATTCAACCAGCATTAGACCGAAACTATGAAAATTTATTTTATACGTATAAAGATGACGGATATGTTGATACAGAAGTACAACTTAAAAAAGGTTATGATATAAAAGATAAATCACAAATGGTACCAGGTGTGTCTACAACTTCTCGTACTCGTCCATTAATGATATCAGCACTTGAAATGTATATGCGAGAACGAACACCTGTAATACGTTCAAAAAGATTGATACAAGAATTATTTGTATTTATTTGGTTAAATGGAAAAGCACAAGCACAAACAGGATATAATGATGACCTTGTTATGTCTTTTTGTATTGGATTATGGTTACGAGATACGTCACTTAAATTGCGACAACAAGGAATTGAATTGCATAAACGTGCACTTTCTCAATTTCAAAAATCAGAAATAAAAATATATACCGGAAACCCAGCAAACAATGCTGATGGTTGGTCTTGGAATAATGGTTATGATAGTGAAGATTTAACATGGTTAATTCGTTAAACACACCATGGTTTTATAACAAGTTATATTTATAATAAATAAAGAATTTAATTATGGCATCTTTAAGAAAACGATTACAAAATCTTTTTGCTACAAATGTTATTGTTCGTACAATTGGTAAAAACAAATTAAAAGTAATAGATACAAATAAATTACAAAGTGTTGGTAATTTAAATCAAACAAAGGTTGCTGACAGATACACTAGGTTACATGGTGCAAATAAGCATCGCGTAGGCGGGATGGGTGGATATGATTCTAATTATTACATGCATCAAAATCGCATGCAACTTTATGCAGATTATGAAATGATGGATCGAGATCCAATTATTAGTTCAGCGTTAGATATTTATTCTGATGAATCTACACTTACAGATCAATTCGGTGATATTTTAACAATAAAAACAAATAATACTAAAGTTCAAAAAATACTTTATAATTTATTTTATGATATTTTAAATATAGAATTTAATCTTTGGACATGGATACGAAACATGACTAAGTATGGAGATTTTTTTTTAAAATTAGATATTTCTGATGAAATTGGAATAATTAATGCTCGTCCATTTTCTAGTTATGAAGTTGAACGATGGGAAGAATATGATGAAGCTACCGGTCAATATAAAATACAATTTAAACATATTGCAAATCAACAAGCAACGTATGATGTTTTTGAAATAGCACATTTTCGAATGTTATCTGATTCAAACTTTTTACCATATGGTAGATCGATGTTAGAAGGTGCTCGTAAAGAATTTCAAAAACTCATGATGATGGAAGATGCAATGCTTATACATCGTATTATGCGAGCTCCAGAAAAACGTATTTTTAAAATTGATATTGGCAATATTCCACCAAATGAAGTTGATTCATTCATGGAAACAATTATCAATAAAATGAAAAAAATTCCACACATTGATCCGCAAACGGGTAATTACAATCTTAAATTTAATCTTAATAACATGTTAGAAGATTATTATTTACCAGTACGCGGAGGCAATTCAACTACATCGATTGATACATTACCTGGCATGACATTTACTGGAATGGATGATATTAATTATATCAAAGATAAAATGATGGCCGCATTAAAAATTCCTAAACCATTTTTAGGTTATGCAGAAGCAGTTGAAGGAAAAACTACATTAGCATCTATGGATATTCGTTTTGCTAGAACTATTGAACGCATACAAAAAATTCTTGTATCAGAAATGTATAAAATTGCAATTGTACATTTGTATACACAAGGTTTTGAAGGCGAAGATTTGGTTGGGTTTGAATTAGAATTAACAGCGCCATCGATTATTTATGATCAACAAAAAGTTGCATTAATGACTGAAAAAATGACATTAGCAACTGCAATGAAAGATTCAAAATTAGTTTCAGATAAATATTTATATGAATTTATATTTAATATGTCTGAAGATCAATGGCTGCAGGAACGAACTAATGTTATTGAAGATTTAAAACTTCGATTTCGTCAAAATCAAATTGAACAAGAAGGAAATGATCCAGCAGTCACTGGTGTTTCATTTGGTACACCACATGATTTAGCATCAGTACATATGTCATCTGATGATGTAGAAGACAAAGATTTAGGAGGACGTCCAAAAGAAGGTATTAAATTTGGACAACATAAAAACGCATTCGGATGGGATCCTACGGGCAAAAAAGAAATAGATCAATCATTTAATCCAGAAACACAAAAAACTGCATTTCAACCAGATAGAACATTTTCAAAAACAAAAAATATAAATAATATTGCAGCAGAAAATCATAATATATTAAAATATTTAAAACACAAGTCATCTAAAATAATTTTAGAATCATTACATAAAACATCTGAATCAGATGCAGATACTGGTACCATGTTAGATGAAACTAATATTTTATAAAATTAAACATATTTATATAAAATAAATGTTGAAAGAAAATCAATGAAAAAACTCAAACATTCTAAGTATAAAAATACTGGACTTCTTTTTGAAATATTAGTTCGAAAATTAACATCTGAAACATTGTCATCCAATAAAACAATAACTATAGATATTATTAAAAAATATTTTGGAAAAAATACAGAATTATCAAAAGAATTACAATTATACAATTCTTTAATAAAAGAACAACAATTTAAATCAGAAGCACAAGCTTTAGATTTTATACGAACTATTAAATTAGCACATAATAAATTAAATCAAAACATATTAAAACGCCAAAAATATAATTTAGTAAAAGAAATTTCAGAAAAATTTGTTTTTGAAAACATGTCAAAAATACATATTTCTAACTATAAAACATTAGCATCTATTTCTATATTGTTTGAACATGATGAAACAGAAAATCCAAAACAAATTGTTGAATGTAAAAATGTTATTATAACAAATGGACTAATTCATAAAAAAACAAATGTGTCAGCTGATCCATTGTTAGAAACATTTCAAACTCAAACAAAAGATATGCGATTATTAACATATAAATTACTTGTTGATAAATTCAATGAAAAATATTCTGTATTAGATAACTCGCAAAAACAATTACTAAATAAATACATTACCAATGTAAATGATACAATGGCATTAAAACAGTATGTTGAAAAAATTATTCCATTAATAAAAAATCAACTTTTAGAACAAACACGTTTAATTACAGATCAAGTAACTAAAATAAAAGTACAAAAACTTTCTGAAATGTTATGTACTGTAGAAAATATGAAATCTATTAAAGAAACTCATATACTTTCATTATTACGATATTTTGATTTAATTAAAGAATTAAAAAGGATTCATTAATGAAAACGTTTTTAAAACAAATTAAAGAAAAATTTCTATTAATAGAATCGGCCGAATATTGTGATGTATGTAATAATCCAATAGATGATTGTACTTGCAATGAAGAAGAAATAGATGAACAAAATGTTACTGGTGCAATTGCTGGTTATAATACGCCCGCTGCCTTTGCTAAACCCGGTAAATGGCAAAATAAAAATAAAACATATGAATCCGTAAACACGCCACCTGCATATAGTTGGAAAGATGAACATCCACAAACACCGGAATCTGAAGAAGAAGAAAATAGTGATAAATTTTCATTTGCAGACATAAATAATTGGTATCATAAAGATTTTGAATATCCTTCTATAGATTTAACAAATACGCCAGGTTTATCTAAAAGAAAAGATAAAACAAAAAAATATATAAAACAGTCCGTTGCAGAAATAATGGATACAAAATATGAATCACTTATTGAATCATATCGAGCATATGCAATAGGCGATGCAAAATCTACACCCGAACAAAAAATTAAACATACCATTAAAGAAGTTGCAAAACAACTTCAAGAAATTGAACAAACTGTAAATTATGCAAGTAGATTAAAAACCGAATCAGGAATTGCAAGAAATGGATATGGTACTATGGTAGAAACTGCATTAAATAAAATATCAGAACGATTAATTAAAATATCAGAGCGAGTACGAGCATTAGGAGAATAATGATGTCAAAACAACTAATTGTAGAATATATGCCATTTAAACCCATTGGTTCATTAACTGAATCAAACGGAGCAGCATATGGAATACCTGGAGGTTTTGTTGTTCAAGGAGTTTTACAACGTGCTGGAGCTAAAAATCAAAACGGTCGCGTATATCCAAAACATATTCTAGAACGAGAATGTAAACGATATCAAAACGAATATATTGATCAGCATAGAGCTTTAGGAGAACTAGATCACCCAGAATCATCTGTTGTAAATTTAAACAATGTTTCTCATAATGTTTTAAAAATTTGGTGGAATGGAGATGATTTACAAGGAGCTGTTCAAATTTTAGATACGCCGTCTGGTAAAATACTTAAAGAACTTTTTAGAGCAGGAATTACTTTAGGAATATCATCACGCGGATTAGGATCAGTAAAAGAATT